TCAGCTTCGGCGGTAGCCCTTTTCAGGCAAATCGGCGTAGGCCAGGATTGCGTCAATGAAGCCGAACCACTCTTGTTGATTGTCGAAGTCGATGCGGATTACACGGTGCAGGTCGTTGCCGATTTCGACGTGGAACCCTTCTTCGTAGGGCTCTACCGGGGCAACCAGAGTCCACTCAACGTCCACGTAGGGGGTCCATTGTGAGTACAAAGGGTCGCCACTCGATAGGCTCGGGCGGTGGAGCGTGAGGCGGTCACGGAAAAACTTCGAGTTAATCAAGCCGTGCTCCATGAGCGCATCCATCTCGCTGAGAGCTGGCGAAGGACGCTCGGAACAGCCGTCCTCCAGGCTCTGATGGGCCATTCGGCACAGCTCAAGAGCGCCGGCCAGCATCTCGTTGGTGTGAGAGCCAACGGCGAAACCAAAGACGTGCTCCCACAGGAAATCCTTCCGGTAGACGACAAACATGTCGCTGCTGTGGAAAATCTGCAGGAACGCATCCCTGGCTGCCTTGCGAACGGCTCGCGATTCCTCGGACTTAAGGTTTGGGCACTTGTGGTTTACCCAGAAGGAGCGAGGGTTCTCGCGAAGCTCGTCCTGAGGCGGGACGGAGGAGGGGCGCTGGAAGGGGTAGTATAGGAGTTGCATGTTCTCTCTCAGGAGAAGTTGTACATACCTCGTATAGCAACCGGTTTTATACGCACTGGGTTGTGTGCAAATAAAAAGCCTCCGCGAGGGAGGCTGGGGTTAGGTGGGCTGCGCATTCCGCCGAGCACGGGCCTCTTCCCTCATTCGCGCAACTCGCCTCGGAAGGTCCCACAACTCGGTCCCCGCAGGAGGAGTCATTTCGTGGTTGGCCGCGAAGGCGAGGACAGCGTCAACGAACCCAAGCCAGGCATCACCTGAGGCATGGTCAGGCCAGCGCCTCCCGTCGATGAAGGGGTAATTCGTGTAGGTCTCCGCGATAAGCCCAGACGTGACGAGATGGCGGTACTCAGGGACTAGCCGCATCACTTGAGCGTTAACACGGCGGTCCTCGAGGGAGACGCGCCCGGCCATGGTCTCCAAGATGTCCCAGCACAGATAAATGTCGAAGCGGTCACTTGCCTTTACGCTGTCGAAGTTCCTCGTGTAGTTATCGACGCTCCAGAGGAGGCTCGAGTCGTCTTGCAGGGCGCGCGCGAACCAGCCGAAGCGAACCGGCGACACTCTAAACACGTAACGGAGGAGAAAGCGTGCTGCAGTTAGCCGGTGGGGGCCTTTTCGGGCTTGAGCAAAGTACTGCTCAAGGTGAGGCAGCCAGCTGTCTGCGGTACTAGCGCGGAGGCCTGAGTCGATAGTCATAGTGTCTCCTCTCACTCGGCATGCGCCGCGTTGTTGGCATCAGCCCAAGCGCGCATTTCAGCGTCGTACTTGCGGGCTTCCTTGATTGCTTCGATGGTCACGGTCTCGGACCAAGTCAGCCCAGGGCGGGGCCCAGACAGGGTCCTGCTGACGTCCCTGAAGATGCGGTTGAGGATGAAGGTGGCATCGCACAGCTTCATCATTTCGACGTAGGTCTCAGCCGGGACAGAGATAGTTGTCTTTGCCCCTTTGTTGCCGTGTCGGCCGGGGCGCAAGCCGCGAGTGGCGGCAGGCTTGAACACGTAGACAGCGTGCTTGTTCTTGTTTGCCATGGAGACTCTCCAAGTTAGTGGGTATGTCTCGTATAGCAACCAGTTTTATATCGGTACGCCCGAGCCAAGGCGAGGGGGCTCCCCCTCGACCTTGGTGCATAAACGGCGCCGTTGCTAGGATTTCGCTGTTTCCACCGTTGTCACCCGGAAAACAGTCCAGACAACGGTGGTTTCAGGCCCTGCTTGCTATACCTTCGCTATAACGCTGCGATACGACTCGATGAACTTTGCGTGCAGCTCGGATTGGACGGCCGGGGTTCCGCGGGTGTAGGCACCAGGGCGCCATGTGCGGAGGTAGAGCTGCCAGGATGACTCTGCGTCACCGAGGGAGGGTAAGGCGCGGGGGTCTGTGTAGAGCAGCAGGCGGGCTAGGCCGGCAGCCAGGACATCGTTGCGCTCGATTGCCGACCAGATGGCCATGTCGGTGGGCTGGACGTTGTGAAGCGCGTAGAGCCCCGCTGCGAGCTTTGCGGAGGCTGGGTGTAGGCGTACCCCTCGGACCATCCCGCCACCGACTTCAGCCTGCCAAAAACTCGTTGCCGGGCCTGTCGGGCGCGGAGGGTTGCCGACCAGTTGGCGGCGGTGGAGGAAGAGGGACTCTTGCAGGCCTATCGTGAGGATGATGGCCCGGGCGGAGCGAGAGTCAAGATTTGAGGGGAGCTGAGCCAGAGCTGCGGAGACGGCAGCGCGGCCGACGGCAAGGGCGGGGGACATTCGAGATGCTCATGAGTAGTTTGAACATCTCGTGTAGGGAATGAACTTGCGCTTCGCGTATGCACCAAGTCAGAGCTGTCGGGGAGCTGCTAATGCTTGTCGGTGTCTTTCCCGTTGCCGAAGAATCTCGGGAATAGAAGCGGTGCAAGAGCTGACACGACAGTCACAAGCAGAAGGATTTCAATGACAGTAGTACTCATGCCCGGAATGTTAGCTCCCCCAACAGCACTTCTTTGGTGAATACGACGCGTAGCGTCAAATTCTCGTCTGCTGCGTAAGTATTCCCCTTGGTAACGAAGCAACTCTAGTCACTCCTTTCTCGGTTTTGTTCGTTTTCAGCTTTCCAGATTTTTCTATGATTTAAAAGATGATTTAGGCGGCTGAAAGTCCTAGTGCCGCAACGACTTTTAGCCGATGCGGTGTGTAATTTCGCCGGAACTGGTGTGTGATTTCGCCAAAGTCTGCCTAATTTTTAAGCAAATTTCGCCTCTTGACCCCGCCTCAACCCCCTTCCGCCGCCCCGCCGGTGTGTAATTTCGCCAATTGCCTACCCAGCTTCCAGCGAAAGGGTTTGTCCGCAAGGTTTCGGCGCTACAGGTTTTGAGTTTTTCGAGGAACTTTTTGGAAACCGGTGAGCCGTATAAAAACACTTGCTATACGGAGTAAGAGCATCACAACGATGCCGACCACAACCACTTCCCGGAGACCACAATGAACATCGAATTCGCACCCACCCTCAGCGCAACATGGAACAACGAGCCCTTCATCTACTGCTCGGAGACCGGTGACTTGATGCACGGTGAAGAGCTGACAGCTCACAACTGCAAGAGCCTGGGGGCCGCAGAGGAGGCCGAACTGAAACAGGCCATCGCCGAGGACGACATCGCTGCTATCTATCGCATTTGGCGCGAAGCTCATGACTCGAACCTCTACGCCTACACGACATTTGACGACTGCTGAGCCACCACTCAACGCAAAGGGCCCTCAAGGGGCCCTTTCTTCATGCGCTGAACTTGAAGTACAGCACGTGCGCTCTGCTCGATAGCCCGCCGGCCTCAGTCCAGATTCGGATGCGGCCCATGCGCTCGCCGGCCGGAACCATCGTGGTGCTGATGGTGGTCAGCGCAGCACCTACCGTGGCCTTCACGACGTCGTTCTCTGCCCAGTTTCCGTTGTCAAGCTTCCAGCCGACACGCAAGCAGACTTGGGCCCCCGCAATCGGCATGTCAGTGCTGTCTAGGTAGTTCGTGATTGCGCGCAAGTTTCGGTTGCGGTTCTTCCAGCCGACGGATAGCGAGGACACGCGGGCGAATAGCTTGTCGGCTGTTGCTTCAGTGAATGCGGGGCTCACGCCGGCACCCATCGTTACCGCCCCGGGTGGCAGCGGCAGGGAGGCCCGAGCAGGGCTTTGGTTTGGTGCATACACGTAGGCCTTGTCGGTCCCCACGACCAGCTCACCGGCCGCCTCGGCACGCATCACCAGCCTCTCTGCTCCGGGGGCAGCATCGGTCTTCAGCGCTCGAGGGAACAGCACGTAGTCAGTGAGCACTACAGCGTATGCACCAACAACGATGGGCACCGGTGTAGTGTCGTAGACACCGCGGGCCTTCACTTGCATGCTCAACCGCTTAGCCGTCTTGTCGTACACGAAGCCGTTCGCAAACAGCAGCTCACCGCCGACCAACACCAATGCTTCAGCTGGCAACCCTCGCGCCGCGGCAAGCGCGGCGCTGTTGTCTTCAAGAATCAAAGATGCACCGGAGGTGCCGGCGCCCGCCAGGGCGCTGCTGAACGTGCCGGCCAGGGCAGGCATCGCAGTGGACTCTCCGAAGGTCGGAGGGTAGCCTGCAGTCCACGCGGCCGCAGGCTGAGCGGCCACGCGGTAGGGCTTCGGGTCTGCGCCGGGCAGGGCGTAGAACAGGGGCATGTCCGCCTCTTCACCGGTCAAAGCGTAAGGGGCGAGCATCAGTCCACCTGCGGACACCCCCGCAGAAGGCTCAGATGGCCCCACAACGGGCGGCAGCGGAGTAACCGACCCAGCACCAAAGCCCGGGCGGAAAACGTCTTCTAGGGCCTCTACGCGCACTGTCTGTGCATCGGCGAGGGAACCGTAGCGAGCACTGGTCACCCGCAGGCGCAGCGTCTGCTTCAGTGGCGAGTGGTTCAGCTCGATGAGCTGGCCAACCTGCATGACTGTGCCGGGCTCAACGATTGCCTCGAACGAAACCTGCGCCAGTGGTGCGCAGCGGGAACGCAGCTCACGGCTGGCCAGCTTCAGTGCCAGCGCCGCACGTGTCACGCCCAGCACCTCCACGGTCTCGGTAATCGTCGTGCCCGCAGTCTTCACCCCTGCAGGGTTCTTTGCCTCGGCCACGCGCTCAGCCCAGCTGTTCTCGCGGTCTGCAAACGCCAGCTGAATCACGTTGGGCAGTTCCTCTGGAACTTTGCGCTCAAACGAAGAGAGGCGAATGACGTTGCTGTCGCCGAAGGTCATGGTCGGGACGGCTGTCTCGCGCATCAGCTGCAGGGAGACGCGACGGGTGACTGGGTCAATGAGCGGCAGGGCCTGCGCAACGGAGCAGATGCTGCGCAGGATTTCGTCGAGCTGCTGAGAGGACTCCCATGACGCCGACATGCCGATGCCTTCCGCGTGCAGCACTTCGGCCGCGCGCAGGAATGATTCGGTGTCGATGTTCCACGGGTTGAGGCAGGGGCCCAGGCCGGGGATTCGGGACGTCAGCAGCTCCAGCAGCACCAAAGCCGGGTTGGCGTCCTCCTCGATGTTCTGCACCACGTTCAGCCAGTTGTTGAGCGCCAGGCGCACTTGTGCATCGTGCAGGGAGCCGTTCACTGGCCACGTGAGGCGCATTGCGTTCGGCAGCGCATCAGCCAGGTCGGGGAAGCGCTGCACTGTCAGGGTCAGCGGCTGGATGGAAGGGGAGTTGCCCAAGAAGCCGTTGCCGAACTTCTTGAACTTCATGCCCAGCACCGTCTCCTCAGTGGCGCCCTCGCTCGGGCCCACCCACACGGCATGCAGGATGCCGGGGTACGCGGGCACAGCCTCCCCCACTTGCCCGACAACATAGGGGTTGGCCACGATGCTGCTGTGCGAATTGAAGAAGCGAAGGGTGCCGGCGATGCCGCGGTCCACCTTCTCCCCTTCCTCACGCTTGCGGTACGAGAAAGCCAGGTTGCTCACGCCGTTGGTGAGCTTGTGCTCACCGGTCCAAGCAATATCCTCCCCATACTTGACTTCAAGCACCTTGCTGCAAGGTGCACCTACGAGCGTCATCCAGAGGCCCAGGTGCTGCTCGTGGCCGACGGCGACAGACTTCGAGGAGAACAGGGAGACCTGCACATCCTCTTTGATGGCTTTGGCCAGCTGGTCACCTTCCCACACGACGTTGCCGGCCACCTGGAACACGCCCACGCCATACGGCAGGACGCGGTCTTCGGTAGCGGTAGGCACGCTAGCCGCCTCAGCCTTGGCTCCGGTCAGCTTGGTGCGACGGCCTTGAATCTCCCCGATGAGGATGTTGATAGCAAGGCTAATCAGGAATGAGGCAATCATCAGCTCACGACTTTCGGTTTTTTGATGCCCGTGGCGAAGACGTTCTCGATAGGGATGAGTGGGTATCCGCCGAACCGGGGGTAGTTGTTGAAGCGCGCTTTGCACGTCGAGGGGAGGCTGTCGCACCCAGCGAACAGGGTGACGCGCATGGGCTCCGAACGGCGCAGCAGGGACGCGGGCAAGGGCAGCAACAGCTCAAGGGTTGCTCCCTTATGTGTAGCGACGGAATGACGGTACCCACCGTTGACCGAGGAGAGTGGGTCAGGCATCTTGGCCCCCACATCGCCTCGGGGCAGGAAGGTGTCGTACCCCTGGCGTGGCTGGTCGTACCAACCCTCCACAATGACGAAGCCGTTGTCGAAGAAGCCATCAGCGCGGTTCGCCGCCGCAGGCACCGTGATGGTGGTTCCGCCGCCTGCGGCGGCGGTCAGCCAGCCGTCTTCGCGATACGCGAAGTACAGCCCATTGCCGGCCAGCACCGACGGCTTCACCCCGCACGTGCGCTCGTCGTACAAGCTGTGCCCGCAGTTCCGCGGGTGCTTGCGAGTGAGCCCTGGCCTGCGCAGGATTGAGAGCAAATGGCTTGCGGTCAACGTACAGCGGGTCTCAGAGAAGGAAGCGTGGATGGCTCGGCCGGTCCAGAGCGTCTTGATGCCGGAGGGGGTGAGCTGTGCCAAGGTCACGAATACTTTGTACCCCGCAGTGTCTTCTGCAAAGAGGCTCGCAACCTGGTGCATGAGCGGAAGCTCAACCGTCAGGTCACCAGCTTGAGCTTCAGAGTCGTAGCGCAGCTCGTTGTGTGTGATGGCCTCGGGGAGGAACACCCAACCCCCGGCCGGTGCAGTGGCGATGCCCGGCGGAATCAGCGTAGAGCTGAAGGGCTCCGCATCAAAGCGCTGAGGCTCTGTGGCATTGGTGTTCATATGCACCAGGCAACGGGCTCGGCCCGTCGCAGCCCACGAGGTAGGCGCGGAGGCGGTTGTCAGTACGTCGTCAAGCTGCAGAACGTCGAAACGGTACAGAAAAGTCATTAAAGCTCCACCACGGTCAGTTGGACGGTTGCGTGATTCGTGCGTAAATGGCTGATGGAAACCACATCGCTGCCTAAGCGCCAAAGCTTTGGCTCTAAGCCTCCCGGCGGAGTCCACAAAAAGCTCCCGCAGGCGCCCCGCAACGCGCAAACGAAAAGGCGAAACTCAGCAATCTGCGCGGCGGAGAACAGCGTCAGCTCTATCTGTTGACTCTTCTTTTCATAGCGCACGGTTTTCTCGCGAACGAAGCCAGCGTCGAAGCTGTCTACGTCGCTTACAGCCAAGTCTTTGAGAGCAACAGAAAAGTTGTGTTTTAGAAAAAGCGGCGCTGGGAGTGGATAGACTGGTTCCGAAACGGGGCTGAAAGCGGCCACCGGAGACACTGATTCAAGGGTTAACTGAATGCGATGGAATGTGTGCGTGATGCTTTCGAGAGCCGAGCTGGTTGCGCTGAGCTGCATGTCGAGGGCAGGCCATGCGGCGACGAACCCCGGAGACGGAGTTTTGCCTGCGGCATTGGTGTCGGCGATGGAGTAGGCCCCGGATTCCGAGAGCTTGGCGAACTTGGTGAATGGACGAACAACGCCCAGCGGCTGCGAGAAGTGCAGCGAGTCGCGAATTCCCGCAAGGTGGGGCATAGGCTTGCTGAACACCTCGAACTTGCGAACCAGAGCCAAAGCCGGCAAATCGGTGGGCTTGAGGTAGTAAGTCTCGGAGAGACTCAAACGGGGGTGAGCACGAGTGGCAACTCGTTGCTCGGAGCCGTCGCGAGCGATAGCGAGCGCAGTGCGGAATTCCAGCGTTTCAACGCGGGCGAAGGCGCCGTCAGGCTTGGTGAAGAAAGCAGTCACTGTTCACCTCCCATAGCGTTCACTTTTTCAGCTCGAGCAAGAGCAGCTCGTCGAATGGGGAAGATGAAGGGAAACAGCTGCCGGCCGAGGAGCACGGACTGCACGGCACTGTCGTAAGTTGCCGTGACTTTGTAGCTGTCGAGCAGCTCCTTGTCGCTGAAATTGCGCGAGAAGCGGAGGTTGAATTTGGCGTTAGGTGAAGTAGCTAGGTGCTCCGTTCGGACTAGCTCGAAGTGGGCTCTGATAGATTGAATCTCGGCCTCGGTCATCCGGTCGGAGTTGACGCGTAGAAAGACAGAGCGAAGCTCTGGGGGAGGCAGAATCTTTTTGAGTCGGGGCATGTTGGACGGTCGTAGTGCTATCCAACGTGTAGCGAACGCGGTTTAGTCGGGCACAAAAAAGGCCCCCCGGGGATACCGAGGGGCCAACCACTTCCTTCGAGAGAACGATGGGTTTCCCGTCCCATCACTAACGTATAGGGAGTGGTTTTATATTGCCTCAGCGCTGGCCGAGCCTGCCGCGGTTATCGTTGAACATTCGCACGAAGACTTGCTCGAAGCGAGGGTCCCTCGACAGAGCGTCGATGACGTGGCCTGTCTCGATGACAACCTGAGGCGAAACGCTGATGTTGTTCTGCATCGTGCCTCCGAAGCCACCACCACCGCCGAGCGCAGCAGAGGGGATTTGGCCGATAGGGCCACCCGTGGCGCGCATCGCAGGCAGGTTCCCGGTGCTGTTCAGGTAGTTCAACAGCGAGAAGTGCTTCTTCACGACCGCAGCGCGCATCATGAATTCGCCATTCGACGCCAGGATGGGGACTTGGTCCGAGGTGCCGGTGCCCGGCCCGCGAATCAAGCCGCCGTTGGCAAAGGCTCCGCCGAAGATGCTCATCAGCCCGCCGAGCCAGCCACCGCCGGCCTTTGCGCCACCTGCGTTAGCGAACAGCTGGTCAAAGCCTTGCTTTGCGAACTTGTCGGCGATTGCGCTGAGCAGGCTCGTGAACAGGTCCAGCAGGCCATCTGAGAAGCTCTTTGCTCCCGTCGCGATATCTTTGAATGCGCCGGCAAACGCGGACTTCAGCCCTACCACGGTGGTCTGCTGTAGTTCTCGGGTCTTGTGGTCTAGTTCGGTGACAGCTCCCGCTGCTTCCTGAGCCTGGGCTACCAGCTGCTTGTTGCCGGTAGCGTCAGCAGCCTTCTTCATCTCGTCTGTAGCAGCTTTCAGTGCTTCTGCAGATTCGACTCGCAGGTCACGCAGTTGCTTCTCACGGTCGAGCATTGAGATGGTAGCGTCAGCCGCTTGGCGCTCAATAGCAGCTTCAGCCAGCGCCAGCTTGGTGTGGACGGCATCTACCTTCGCGGCAGCCTCTTCAAAGCGTTGATTTGCTTCCTTCGCATCGAAGACGTTATTCACCAGCGATTGCAGCTCGGGAGAAACTTTGACCAGCTCATTCTTCAGAGCCTCAATGCGGCCCGCAGCCAGGTCTTCAGGCTTGCCTTGGAGTTGACGCAGCTGCTCATTCAAGCTCTTTGCCATCTCGGCAATCTGCTTGTCCAGCGCCAGCTTATCCAGCTCAGCCTTGATTTTCAGCACCTTCCCTTTGTTCGCAAGAGTGGCGAGTTGCGTGTCAATCTTGACGATTTCAGCGCGCAGGGCTTCAGCCTGGACGGGGTCGAGGGTCTTGGCCAGCTCGGCCTTGACCTTGGACTTTGCTGCGGCAGCGGTCTTTGTCTCGAACGCCAGGGCGTCGGCTTCCAGCTTTTGACGCTCAGCCAGCTCTTGACGCTTGTTCGTGATGCCCAGCTGGACACGCTTGTCCAGCTCCGCGCGTAGCAGGTCCTGCTCGTCGGCGAAGGCCTGACGAACAGCAGCGAGGCGGGCAGCGGCCAGGGCTTCAGCGGCCTTCTTTTCGGCTTCAAGGTCAGCGGCACTCAGGGCGACGGGCTTGGCGGAAAGGTTTGCAGGGGAGTCAACCTTCCCCGTCTTAGGGGTCTTCTGAGGAGCCTCATAGCGGTAGCCCTGCATCGAGCGGACCAGCCGCTTGGCCCGGCGCTCAGAGATGGCGTCGGCCGTGGCGAGCGTTGCAGTAAAGGCGAGTCCTTCCTTGAACGTCGCTTTCCCGTTCTCGCGCATCTTGCTGGAGGACTTTTCGAGACGCTCGGAGGCCTCGGCAAGCTTGTCCATGCCCAGACCCTTGCCCACCGTCTTACCCCAATCGCCGACAGCCATGCCAACCCCGCCGACCACGGCAGAAATACCGCCGGCAGCGGTCTTTCCCAGGTCAGAAATTGCAGCGAATACGCGCTCGACAGTCTCGAAGACGGCGAGCAGCAGCTGGCCGCCTTCTGTGGCGTCGTCAATGCCTGTGGCAACTTCAGACAGTGGCCGTAGCGTGCGCGCGATGCTGTCCGCTATGCCGTCGAACGAGGCACCGACGTCGGCCAAGTTCTCCTTGTTCCGGGCAAGCCAGTCCGAGATGCCTCCCAGCTTCTCGAGTACGAACGAGACGCCATTCTCGAAAGCCTTGGCCAGGACGTTGAACAGCCGCATAGCCCAGTCGTAAAGGGCGGCGTAACGAGGGGCAATATCGCCGTCCTTGTCAAACAGCTTTGAGAGCGTGTCCTGCAGGGTGCGCTTGACCGTCTCGTAGGCGCCTGCGGAGGCCTTCTCGAGTGCCTTTGACACGTTGTCGCTGAGAATGCCCTGAAGCTGGCTCATGCCCTTCTCAGCGTTCGCTGCCACGTCGAGCAGCGGAGTCAAGCGGGTGTTAAGCTCTTTGACCAGGGTGCCCTGCTTCTGCCAGGACTGCAGCACCTGCGGGGAGATGGCCAGAGCGTCACCCAGCTTGCTGCGATTCAGGCCTTGGCCAGACAGCAGCGCATTTACCTCACTCACCAAGTCGCTGCCGGCCACGCCCACGGCGGTGCTGGCCTTCGTAATGTCGGCCACGAGCTTCTGGGCAGCGTCCGCATCAATCCCCGCTGCAGCCCCCTTCGACAGCCCAACGTCGAGGGCCGCGGCGCGGTCCTTCATGGCGTAACCAGTCTGCGCGGTTTCCTTCCGGAATTCCTCCAGTCGCTGTTTTGCCTGTTCGGTAGCAGCCCGGAAGCGTTCCATCCCCTGCAGCGGAACCCCCGACGCGTCGTTCAACTCGTAGAGCGACGACACGGTCGCGCTTATCCCCGTCTGCAGGTCATCCAGCTCGGAGTTATGCCCAATGCCCTTCCTCAGGGCAGCTCCGATGCCAACGCCGATAGCCGCCACTGCGGCGGCAGCTGCGGCAGCGACGGCCAGCAGGGCGGTACGGAGCACAGCCAGGGTCTTCGCCAGGGCCGGGCCAAAGGTCTGGTTGAATTTCAGCTGCACTGCATTCAGCTTTGTGCGAAGTGCATCGAGTTGCGCGCCGGTGGAGGCCAAGCCGTTGGACTTGGTCTTGACGTCGCCTAGTGCTTGGAGCTTCTTGCGAAGCTCATCAGCGGCGGCCGAGGCCGCCTTTGTGTCGAAGTCGACACCGAATTTGACGGAGTTATCGCTCATCTAAATCTCAATGACGTTCGTGTTGTTGCTACCCTTTGTGTAGCTACCGTCAGTGGCTGCTGAGGAAGGTGCTGCAATGGCGACCAGTGAGTCCAAGTGCTCCTGGACGTGCTCGGTGCCGGAGATGGCGGAGATGGCTGCCAGGGTGTCGATGACCGCGGCAGCACGGCGAGCAGCGGTGTCCCGGGCGTGCTCTTCATAGAAGTAGACGAGCTGGGCCGGAGTCAGCGCCAACGCGTCATTGAGGGAGAAGACATTGGCTCGCACGAGGGAGCCAATGACGTCCTCAAGGGTGAGACTTAGGTTGGAATCAGTCGGGCCATCAGGTTGCCCAGCAACTTGGGAGTTTTTTTTTGCGCGGCAATGTTCAGGCTGACCAGCTTGGCTCCGATGGCCAGCATGTCTGGAAGAGAGATTGCAGTCACCCACTCGAGAGGCTTCCCTGTGGAGATGGCGATGAGGTTGAGAACGTCCGCCTCATGCGTAGCAACGGCGTCGACGATGACGGCCAGAATGTCCTTGCCTTCCCCCATATTTACGAGCTGGGCGCGAAGGAACCCTTGCATGCGGAGAATCTCTACGGCGGTCAGCGCTCGGACTGGCAGAACCTCACCGGATTCGAGGGTGACTGTGGTGGATTTGGGCAGGAGGTTGGACATCAGAAGAAGTCAGTAGTTGATTACTACTCCTATAGCGACATGATTTAAATGCGCCCACAGCTCTGACTTGGTGCATAAGAAAAAGGCCCCGAAGGGCCTTATTCACCAGCTGAAAGCTGGGCGGGAATTAGGAAACGCGCACAACGCGGCCGAACTTCCCGAGCATCTCATCAGAGCTGACAGCGTCAGAGGCGACCAGTGCACCGGTCACTGCCAGGGACGAGTGTTCGTTACCGGCGTTGATAGCGATGTTCTGAGCGGGGCTGGGCTTCCACTTGAACATCTGCAGGCGCATGCCGCCGCTGCCCGTTGCGTCGTACATCAGCTCCAGCTCGATGCCGGAGCTGGCCAAGATGCCCATTTCCACCGTTGCAGAGGTGGTGTAGGTGCCCTCGGTCTCGGCGACAGTCTTCAGCGCGGTGATGCGGCCGGAGGCCTTGTCCAGCGAGTAGTCCTCGCCTTCAACCAGGCTGCCGAGCGTGAGCTTGGTCACGTTGGCGAACTGCAGGAAGAACGTCTGGCCGACAGCCAGCGAAGGCACGGTCACGGGCTCGTCAGTCTTCGCAGCAATCTCACGAATGGCGGACTGCAGCGCGATTGCGAGGTTCGAGTCGCTCAGGGACTGCAGTGTCACGCTGAACGTAGCAGTCTTTGCAGTCTGCTGCTCATCAAGCACAGAGCCGTCGTCGCCGGAAATCAGCGTAGCCTTCTCCACGCCCAGCTCAAGGGAAGCGTCCTTGGTCGGGCCGAATGGCGTCCAGGCGCCGCCCTCGCCGAAAATGCGGAAGTACAAAGGACCACGCACCAGGGCGTAGCGGTTCTTGAAGTTTTCAACTTTGGTAGTCGTAGTCATTGCGTACAAAGAAAAAAGGTTGTTATGACTACATGTGTAGCTATCGTTTTAGCGAGTTGGCGATAGCTGAAGGCGAAAAGAAAAAACCCGCCGGGAGGGGCGGGTGGGGCGGCTTGTTCGTGCACCAGAGTAGTCTGCTATCGTTTTTCAGCCGGCGTTGCGTTTTGCGACAATGCTCCAAATTCTGACTTTGAAGGGTAGATACGTGTCACAGGAAGAGCATCAACCAGCAGCCACCCAAAATTCGCTTCAGGCTCTGATTGATAAGGGTTTTGAAGTGCTGTATGTGTCGCATGCAGCGGCTATTTTGGCGGGGGACTTTCCAGATGCTAGCTCAGAGATAGCAAACGTGCTGAATGAGATGGACCTGCCCATTACTGAAATTATTGGTTCGGGCGGTGGTGAATCAAAATTCACTCAGAGGCTGCGAAAGGCACTGGCTGCCCTCGACTGGAAGAAGCACAACTTCGTTATCGGAAAGACGATTGACGGCATTCCTAGGGAATCAACGTCTCATGAGGTTGACCACGTTAAGCGATATCCCTCGGGTGTCATAGCCTGCGAAATTGAGTGGAATAACAAAGACCCATTTTTCGACAGAGACCTTGAAAACTTCAAGCGGTTGCATGCAGAAGGCGCGATATCAGTGGGAGTCTTGATTACGCGGGGCTCTAGCTTGCAAGATTCATTGTCGAGACTGGTTTCTCGATTTGCGGAGGAACGAGGTATCGTGGACTCTGACTCACTCGCCGCGGCGGGAGTAACTCCTACTCCGCGCCAGAGGGCCAACATTGAGCGAAGAGTCACACGAACACGAGACCCTGTACCCTTTGCTGACGCATGGGTTGATAATTTTGTGTCGAATAAATACGGCGCGGCAACAACCCACTGGGCTAAGTTAATCCACCGCGTGGAGCGAGGGGTGGGCAACCCCTGTCCTCTTTTGCTTATCGGACTGCCCGCATCAATCGTTAGGTTCGATGCAGCAAAGGTCGACGAAATCAGTGAGGCAGACGTATCGGACGACGGAAATTCCTCCGATACGCAATAAACCTATCTGCCGACCGTCTCGAGCGTATCCACCAGATGAGTGCGTGAGTGGTTCGAGTAGGTAGACCACGTGGGCACGTAGCTCTCATCTGCTTGATTGCCCCAAATATCCCACCCAGGACGCTCTCCCCGGGCAAACATCTCTAAATAGGGTCCCGGGCTGCATGACTGAATAAGGTCGTACTGCTCGTCGGGTTTGCGTGAGTGCTCGCGCTTTCTGGTGCCAATGTAGTTAACCTGCGTGCGGCCGGGGTCCAGTGTTCGAGCATTTTTTCCGCGTACGCCGAACAGAATAAGTTCTGTGACGTTGCGGAAATAGAATCCAACACCGCGGCCGTCACTGCCTCCGTCCTTGCGAAGCTTGTGCCAAACGAGATTGCTCTTGTATTTAAAGCCCCATGCGGCCATGACTGCGAGGCCCTCGGGGAGCAGGGCGTTTGGCACCCACAGATAAAGGTGCGCTGTGTCCTCAGCAGCGGACTCGACAGGTAGCGCCTTAATGTCGTCTAGCGTCATCGTGCCATAGCGATTTAAGCGATGGTGCTCTGGAGCAACTTTTCCGGTTCGATTCTGAAATTGCCAAGGTGGGTCGGCGAGGATGGTCTTGAACTTTCGGCCATCCACAAATTTCTTAAAGTCTGCAACTGCCAAGTCGCCGACGGAGTTATCTTGCTGCGTCATCTTTTCCTCAAAACGTTCTGCCGCGACCTGCAAACTCTTTTTCAAGAGCGGAAATTATTAGTGATTGCACCGTGCAACGTTCATCGATGGACAGTTGTTGTAAGCGTGCCCACCTGCTGCGGGGTAACCGAAAGCTGGTTTGAATCACTTCCTCGACAGAAGCAGGTCGGGCAGTCGGCCCGTCTGGGGGGCGAGGTGTCTTCCTTGGTTTCGTGCCATCAATAGTCATACGTTGTGCGTGATGAGTAGTCCTACTTCAGTCTGATGGTAGGTTGGTAGCACTTTACCATGCATTTTTGGTAACTTGGGGGCGCGCTACCAAAAAATTAGGGCTCCTGTCTAGCTCAGTTCTTGCACGCGCGTGGTCTTGAAAGTGAGCGTGTAGTAACGTGCGTTGTCTTCAAAGTCGCTCTCGCACGAGACGTAGCGGAGACGCTGGAAGTAATGCAGGGCGCGGATTGCGGCGAAGATGGCTTGGCCGTCTTCTTTGCCGGAGGTAGAGGCGCCACGGCACATGACCACGACGTCGTAAGTCTGGGAGGCCTCGAAAGCCTCGTCGCCAATCTCTTCAGTGACTTGCTCACCGCCAAAGCAAACGACGGCCGTGGTGCCGGCCGGTGCGCCGCGATGGGTAGCAGCTTGCTCGGAAGTGATGGCGCGGATTGCGGGTACTTCGGCAGCCAGGCGGTTAGCGATGACTTCGCAGAAGTCGAAATAGTCAGGTGTCATTTGCGGTTCAGGGCAGCTTTGCGGAGTTGATAGCGCACGGCGTTGAGTAAGTACTGCTCGTCGGCAGGTGCCAGCGCGCGATGGTTATTCCGTGTAGAGAACGCAAAGGAACGACGAGGAGTCTTCCGCCCACCCAATTCGTGGTGAATGCCGTAGGCTGCGCCAAACTTGAGCCAGAGGCCCTTCTTGGTAGCCCGGAACTGGGTGCCGTCGCGGAGTGCCCGGGTAGACAGCATCAGCTTCTGGCCGGGCTTTGCAGCAAGGCGAGTAGACCGGGCCCAAGGCTTCCAGCGTTGGCCATCGGGGTCACGCTTGAATGCGAACCGGTACCAAATGCGGCGCGTCAGCTCATGAGCAGCGTTGTCCAGTGGCTCGCTCAAGTCGTCGAACTGAGCGCGCAGACGGTCGATAGCGCGCACAGTGGCGCGCGTGTCGGGCTTGAGCTTGAGCATTCCCGCGGGCATTAGCGAGACCTGTCAGAAAGAATTCGGGGAGCGCTGCTGAACGCGAAGCGAAAACCGGACCTGCAGGGGCCAGGGCCTTCGCAAACGGCAGGCTCGGTATGCAGCAGCACCTTACCGGCCGCTACGTTTTCGAGGAAACGGCGTGCTTCCTGGGCAGACGCGGTCAACGCCTCAGAAGGCGCTTGAACATTCAGCTGATGAGCGATGAGCTTTGCTGCAGCGGGACGGACCTGCGCAACCGCTTCGCTTGTGGGCGGCATTTGCACTTGCTTCGAGACATAGGCGTCTACTTCCGAGTGAATGCTATCGAGCACGGCTTCGAGAGAAGCGCCCTCTTTCAATGCTTCAGCCATGAAGTGCGGGCCGTACAGTGCTTCAAGCTGTTCCGGGGTCACGTACGGGGTTGGCATTCTTCTGCTCCTTGCCGCGCTTCGGCGCGCGTTGATTCACCAGAGAAGGTGCGGGGTCGGTGGAGGGGCTGTCTGCGAGCTGAGCCTTGCGGAGCTGCTTCAGCAACTTGATGGCTTGGGGTGAATTAATCATTGAAGGAAGGGGCCCCGAAGGGCCCCACTTTCTCGGGTTAGATGGTCACAATCTTGATGCCACGAGTGGTGTAGATGTTGCTCTCACCGTTGGCCTTCTGAGCCTGGTTCACCAAGTAGTCGGCGGCCAGGGCAGGGGCGGTACCGGCCTCGACCACGAGGTAGGGGTACTTACGCAGCATGCGCTCGCCGGCAGGGTTGCGGAAGCTGTAAGCCAGGTCCAGAGCTTCTTGGTAGTTCTCGGGAGTCAGAGGCTTGTTGGAGCGAACGTGCGTGTAGCACAGGCCGGGGCAGTATGCCTTGCGAGCGCGGATACCTGCGGTCAGCACGTCGTAGAAGAAGGCGCGTTCGCTGTCACCGGCGAGGTGCTGAGCCGTGAATTCTTCTTGCGTGATGGCCAGGATGGCGCGGTCAGCCATGACGTACCAGTACGCACCGCCTTGGCCCTCGGGAGCAACGATGTCGTTCACGATAGTTTGGGCGACCACGGGCTTACCGTCTTCGTCCTTCACGACGTTGCCGCTGTTGTCGGTCTGCAGGAACGTGTGGGTGCCAAACATGGGGGAGCCGGTGAAGGGGCTTTCCTTGTTCAGGCGCAGAACGTCCAGGATTTCTTCCTGCTCGGTAGTTTGAGCGGCCTCGAACAGCTGCTTGCCCAGCACTTGGCCGTTTTCGAAGGCGGAGTGGTCTTCGACATCCGTCAGCGGGATATCGTAGGTGTCTTCGAACAGGTCGATGGGGATGGAGAGGCCCATGGCCTTCAGGCGCTTGATGAAGCGCTCGCCAATCCACAGGCGACCACGGCTGCCCGGAGGGATGAGCATCGCTGCGCGATACACGCCACCGGTGGCCTTATCGTGAAACACGATACCGCCCAGTTCGTTCAGGAAACCGGCCTTCAGGCCAGCGAGGAATGCGAGGGTGCTTCCGCCTGCGATTGCGTTCAGGCCTTCTTTTGTCAATGCCATTTCGGTACTTTCTATTGCGTAGGGTGGGGGGGTTACAGGACGCGGCCGGAGCGGGCCATGTCTGAGGCAGCCTTGGCGAACACGTCGTACGAGTAGCCCAGTGCGTCGGCACGCTTCATCTGGTCAGCGGTAAGGCCGAAGGTGGCCTTGCCGGAGGCAGCAGCAGAAGCGGCGGCCGGAGTTGCGGGGGTCACTTGCTTGGACAGGTTCGCGCTGAAAGCGGCGCTCTTGCCCTTGACGGCCTGCACGTCGGTTGCCAGCGCATCGACCTTCTCGGTCAGTGCGGTGAGGGCCGTCATGGCAGCGGCAACGGCCTCGGCGGTGGAGTCCGTAGCGGCAGGAGCTGCTTCAGCAGCAGCGGCGGCAGCCGTCACAAGCGCCTGCACGGCGGCTGCGACATCAGCTTCGGTGGAGCCTTCAGCGAGGCCCAAAATTGCGATGAGTTGTTCCATTCCGGTAGAGGAAAAAGAGTTGCGATGCGATGTATAGGCATCGTTTCCAGCTACTGAAGAGGGAGCAGGCATGCGCGTAAATGCGACCGGCATCTCGGTGGCAGGGTTGTTAGTGAGAGCGTTCGACTTCACCGACGTGATGCGAAACGAGGACTCAGAAGTGACGCCCCCAAGGGACACAGCGCTCGTGTATCCAAAGTGCTTGTTGGCCAGCGCCTCCAAACCCAGCTCATTCAGCTCGAACAGGCCGTACAGAACGCCAGGCTCCAACCCCAAATCTGGTGCATGGTCTGCGGTGACCAGCGCGTAGGCCCAGCCGCGAGAGCGCGTGTCGGCCGCACCGGTCTCAGTTGCATGCTCCACGTCCAGCGGCAAAGGACGCGCGGGGTCAAAGTTGCCGATGACTTCAGCAGCGTCGTATGTGTATTCGATGCCGTGGCGGGCGTCATCAGAGAACGTGCGGAACGGCGAGGCCGGCAGCACAGGGATAGCGTGAACGGTCACTTCAGTGCCGTCGGGCTTTGGAATCGTCGTTGTTGGCGTCTTCACGGGAGAAGCTGCAAACGACGTCTTTGCTTCAGACTTGATAGCGGGCATTGCACGTACGTAATGGTTGATATGCACGTGTAGCTAACGAAAAAGCCCTCCGAAGAGGGCTCCCTTATTCACCAGTGTTGTGGCCGGGTGGCGGGGCGGGTTACGCCTCGGGGTCAGGTGCTGCAGCGGCAGAGGCTTGAATCTCTGCAATCAAAGCAAGAGCGGCAGCTTCTGCTTCGTCGGGCTCCATCGGGCGAAAGCCGGGGCCTTCAAGGGAGAAGGGCTGGCGGATACGGATGCGGCCGTCGTCGCTTTCGATGATGAATCCACCGGGGATGAGGGTGTAGTTCAGTTCCATGAGAGGCTCCTTCAGAGTTTGCGGGCGTAGAAGATGGAAGACTGCGGAAGCTCTGCGTCAAGGTCGGAAAGTGAGAGCAGGCCAGCAGCTGCTGCTGAGCCTGACTGCAAAAACAGCCTCACGAACAGGTTGTTGCCAAGAACCTTGCCAACGTCGCAGCTGAAAGAGGGCAGTATCTGGTGGCCAAGAGTCTCCAGGCCGGCAATCTGCAGCGGGCGCAGCACAGGGCCCGCCTCCGTCAGGGATAGCAGGGCTGCAGGAGAGCCGTAAGCAGCGCTGCTGATGCTCAAGAAAGCCAGCTCGTCGCTAAGCGTGACGACAGGGCAAGCGGAGGTGAGTCCCGGCACGTCGTGCTCGGTAAGCACCATGGTCCGTAGGTCGATGGTGCACAAGCGGTAAGAGCCAGTAGCGCCAGCAGCACGTCCGAAGCCGACAAACGTATCGCCCAGGATGGTCACAGCGTACGAGTAAAACTCGTGAGTAAGCTCGGGCAGCTCAGTCACGGTGCGAGTACCTAGGTCAAAGACGCAGGTTCGATTCCCGGTCCCGCCTACTGCGCGCACGACCAGGAGGCGGTTGCGGCGTCTGTCGTAAAGAGGAATAGTCGAGTAGCCGGGGTTACCCAGCACTGAGCCGAGACGGGACCAAGTCTCACTTTCCGGCTCGTAGAACCAAACCGCAGTTCCTTGCACGAGATAAAGCCCGTCGTCACCTGCGGCCCCGTACGGGTAAGTGGTGGCCATTCCGTTTTTCGGGCAGACGGCGCCTTCCCCCGTCAAGATGTTGTGGCGGCGCAAGGCATTGGTGGTGAACATGTAGACATGCTCGTCGCTTAGCGGGTCGCGTAGCCATCCGACATTAGTCGCGCCAGGGCTGGAAATAGAGCTATCTCCCTTCGTGAACGGCAGGAGCATCAAGCGGGCACCGAGCGTGCCGTGGATTGCGGGGTCGACGCGGACTTCGCGCATGCGTTTCCAACCGCGAGGCGTATCCGGGCGCGCGAACAGCTCAATGGTGCCTGGGATGACGGGCGTAGCGCCGGCAGAGACGAGGCTCATTGCAGCACCTCCACGATGACAGTACCGGGCCCAGAGGCGGTAACCCGAATTGCGGACAGCTTTGTGCGAATTTCTTCAATCGCTTGCGAGCCTGCAGTCACTACTCCGGCGTCGCCGATGGCGGCAGGGATGAAGACGGGGTCGAGGGAGGCGTGCGACAGGCTCACTTCAACCATGGCTGTAGTGTTTGCGTCACACGAGACGGAAAACGTCGAATTCGGGAGAAGATTCGACGCTAGAAAAGGCTTGTCAGCTGTGACAGAGCCGCGTGTATGCGTGCCCAGCGTAGACACGTTTGTGATTGTTTTCGTCATCGGAATCCAATGGAGTTGTTGGAGGAGATGACTTGTGTAGAGAGCGAAAGTGAGTATCAACCCCCGAAGTGGAGGACGGACATATGAAGTGGATTACGGGACTCGTCGGCGATTTATTCTCCGGAAGAGACAGCCTGCACGAGGCGCTGGAGGAGCGAGACTTTCTGAGTGCGCAAGTTGACGCGATGGAGGCGGGAAAGCCCATGGTCAACATCGACGGCTCACCGATGATGGGTGACGTCGACATTCACGGGAACCCCTTCGGCGTCACCAGTCCTGACTCGTTCGGTGGTGGATTGAGCGGCGGCGTCGATGATTCGTGGAGCAGCGGTGGCGGCTTCAACGACGACTCGTTCGGTGGCGGGATGGGCGGCGGCTTCTAACGCTGGAGGCGCTTCGCGTATGCACCAGGGCAGAGCTGCCGGGGAACCGCCTTTTAAAATTCATGAAGAGGTTCACATACAAGAAGTCTCAGCTCAGCGCAGCACTTGCTTGGTGAATACGACGCGCAGCGTCTATTTGCATCCTCTGCGGGGAATCACCTTGGTAACGAACAAATCCTGGAGAAGCTTTTCTCGGTTTTGTTCGTTTTCAGGTTTCAAGAATTTCCCTGATTTAATATATTATTTCGGCCCCTCAAACGCCTACTGCTGCAACGCTTTTTCGGCGTGGTGGTGTGTAATTTCGCCGAAACTGGTGTGTGGTTTCGCCAAAGTCTGCTTGGTTTTTAAGCAAATTTCTCCTCCTGACCATTCCTTGCCGCCTCGCCGGTGTGTAATTTCGCCAATTGCTTTTGGCCAAAGAAAAAGGGCCCCGGAGGGCCCTAACTAAACCTTGTCGACTCAGTGTACTTGCTCTGAGCCACCGCGCTTGGTGATGCGCACTTTTCCATCCTTGACGTCGAAGCTGTCAATCTCTCCAGCCTCCACCAGCCCACTCAGCTCTTTCTTCAGCACACGAGCAAATTCTTTGCCGGTATAGCCCGTCAGTCCGGACCACTCTTGAACGTCTTCGAGTTTGAAGGGGACGAAGCACGCATCAGCTTTGACGAACGAGTAGAGCCAGCTTTCCAGGCCGTCCTTCGCAGCGAAGCGGACGGCTTTGTCGATGCATGTGAATGTGCTGTCAGCGAGCATGTTGGCTACGCGCTCGCTGAGCCACACGCGCCAGCGGCCACGCTCAAATTCAACGTCAGACACGAAAGAGTACAGTGCTTCCTTCTCGAGCGTCAGGAGGCGTACTCGGGCGCGCTGGAGGCGCTTCAAGCTGTCTTTCAGCACTTGTACGCTGGAGGAGCTATCCGCACGGCCCATCGCGACGCAAAACTCGCGAGGAGAGAACTGCAGTGCACGTGTGGCCAGCGAGCCTTCGCGCATCTTGATGAGCATCAACAAGACGCGCAGGTCATCTTGCTGCAGCTCTTCGCCAGCGTAAAAGAGGCGCACGCGCTTATTGTGCGTCGGCACTTCGACTTCCTGCTCATGCACCAAGCGAGAGCCCTTTGAGGCCTTGAACAGCGCGGACTTCAGCAGAGCGGGGGCGAACATCAGGGTGTCGCGGTGCATCTTCGGGATGAAGCCTTCGGCGGCTTCGGTTCGTGCTGTTGCGAGGGAGATTTGGGGCATTGTGGTTCTCGAAAAAGAGTGGTTGATACTGCGTATAGCAACTGCGCAATCGTTCCCTCTTCCTCCCCGCCTTGCTCATAAAAAAAGCTACCACGAAGGTAGCTTTTATGAATCAAGAAATCAGGGGTTAGCCGCCGCGGTAGCGGGGGTTGCCGTCTCTCTCGTAGAGCTTCTGAAGTTGCACGTACTCGTAATACAAGTACCCGGTCCCGGCTGCAAGCAGCAGAACAAGAACAACAAATAGCTTCTTCATTTCCTAGGGCTCCCGAAAACGTACGTCAAGAGACGCATCGTCAGCTTAGCCTGGGACTCTTTCATCAGCTGCACTTTGTCGTTCGCTCTGCGTAGCTCGGTGAGCGCTGCAGCACTTTGCATGGTGCCTTCTCGATTGAGTCTTTCAACTGCAAGCACGAGCTGGCATGTCAGCTTGTTGTACGCAATGCGGAATCGCAGCTCCTGGATGAAGACAAGCAAGAAGACGATGACCGCGAGGTACAGCAGAAGAGCGAGGACGGTTTGGATTTCAGACATGTGGTTTCCTTTCAATAGTTGCCTGGCGTGAGCTGAGTTATTTCCTCTCACACTTCGTATAGCAACGTGCTGAAAGTCAGTACCTGTCGTCTTGCTGCTTGTCAGCGATGCGTTTTCCGAGACATGCGCCCACGTAGAGACCGGTCAAGACCCACATGACCGCCGCTGTCGCTGCGGTCGGCCAATCCATACCCCAGTCCATAAAAATTTTTACTAATCTCATAGCTACAAATCATCGCATCGCTTTGCCGATTTCAGGCTCGATGGCGAAAGTACAACGCATCAGAAAGATGCCCCTCACTTTAATTAGACTTGTAATTATTTGTAAGTTTTTCTTGTCGCTGAAATCTGTAAGTTGTTGAAGTTATTGATGAATTGTCCGATGGCGGGCTTGCTCTCAAGCCCTCGGATGTAGCAGCTTTAAGGCCTGTGCCAGCGGGCTTAGCATCACGTTCCCTTCCCCTTTAGGAGAACGTCAATGCCTGCCGAAATTAAGCGTCTTGCCCACGTTCGGCTTCACCAGCACCCTTTTTTCGGACTTTGTTATCTGGTCTTCACCCCCGCGGCTGATGCGCCGTATGACGATGTTTTTCACAGCGGCTTCTATGACGAAGTTGCGGAAGAGAGCTACGTCTACTGCATGACTCGGGACTTAGTCGAGACGGTCTCGCACATCGCGCCCCGGTATCAACTAGCTGCTCCGCAGCTGAGCGGTCACTTCCCCGGCGAGCCTGTGTACATGCACATTTTTGAAGCCTTGCGCTTTCTCGTTAGTGCTTTGCCGCTGCGGCCCGTCGTTGAGCTGTGCTTCAAACGTGCGTTCAACTTCGATGCAGATAGCGAAGCTTGGGGTCCGTACTGACCCCCCTGAATTTTTCTTGATTTTTTGGAGAGAGTAGTGATTACAGACAACAGACCCCTCGCTTTCGTGCGCACGCACCCGTTCCAAGAGGGCGCTTATCTCGTGTATGTGCCGGACTTAGTTCCGCGCGGCGAAGAATGGTCAACTGCGGGCGAAGACTCAGACGACTGCGAAGAGGACTGCTGCGCTTATGCTGCGCGAATCGCCCATGATGCAGCTGAAATCACGCAACTCATTGCGCCACATTACAAGCTTGCAAGCGCGGGAGAAAGCGAGCGCTACCCTGGCGGCCCGCTGCCTGTCGACGTGCTCGCGCTGGTGCGGGCCAGGCTCGACTTTTGGCCTCTGCCTCCGTTTATTTCCGAGTGCATGCGCACTCCCGTTGAGCCTGAAGACCCGGACGAGTACTTAGGCTGAAAGCTCGCGCATGCGCTTGTCTAGGAATTGCTGCAGGTCCCTCGCCCTCGCAGAAGGTGGTGCATTGAACCCCGGGGTTACGAGCACTTCAACGTTGCCCGGGGCCACCAGCTTGATTCGCTTGGAGGCTCCTTGCAAGTACGTCGCTTGCTTGATAGTCAGCGAGTCAACGCGGCAGCGGCAGCCGTGGCCATTCGGCGGGTAGATGACTTTCCAGATTGGGTCGGATGCGGGGAGCATCAAGCCCTCAAGCTGGCTGTGTTCCAGGCGAACACGGCTGTCGCGCATAGTGCGGTAGAGCAGGTACGGCCGAGTATCGTCGGTGAGCTGATACTCATAGCGGCCAGCGTTGTACGCGCTGCGCAAGAGCGTCTGCATCACTTGCCCGGCGGCCGGCGTGGACAGTGCCTCGCCAGCGATATCTCGAAGCTTCTGCACGTCCAGGGCATTCGCATCCATCTGCCCCGCTGCGACGGCCGCGCGTACGCGGTTCAGGATGCGCTGGGCCTTTTCGGCCGCAACAAGCGAAGTGATGTACTCTGCGCTGTCGTATGAGGCAGCAGTGGCGACGTTAAGAATGTCTTCCTTCTTTGCGGCACTGACCGCCACCTTCACTTTGCCGAGGAAGCCTCGGGCTTTTTCCGCGATGCGTGCTTGAGCAGCTTTCGATAGAGGCATTACGCGCCTCCAAGATTAGCGCCAGCACTCCCTGCAGCAGAGCAGCACGCGCAAGCAGCGGCAGATTGCTCAGCGAACCCCGGCGCCTGCTCCCCAGCATCCTTGGTGAATGCCTGGAGGGCAGCTTGCAGCTCGACCAGTGACTTGGCACCCTTGATAGCCGTCAGCAGCTTGCGGTCCATCTCGGCTTCATCAAGCTCTTTGATGATTGCGTCGATTTCATCCCCTTCTTCCGCGGAGAAAGACGACGTTGTCGATGCACCAGAGAACGACTGAGCGGAGAAGAGCGGTTGGCCAAATGTGTCAGGGGCAGCGGGTGCCTCCAGCAGCTCCTCATCAGTCTCCGGCTCGCGCAGGCCCAGCATTTCGCGCATTTCAGTCTGCGAGACCTTCAGGCCATACGGCAGCAGCTTGGCGACGTTTTCAACAGTCGCCTGCACGTCCTTACCCGTTTCGGCTTGGAAGTAAACCTCAGGGACTTCGACGTCGTCACCGAAATTCAGGCGAACGAATGGCTCGAGAATGTCGCGCTTCACCGTCAACGCCAGCGCTTCTTTGTCGGCGCGTGTGTATTCTTGGCGCACTTCGTTGTGCACGTTGCCGAGTGCGTTCGTGTTGGAGCCGGCGGCACTTGTGCCCGAAGTGAGCGATGCGCCGAGGATTACGGTAGCGATGATTTCGTCGGCGTAGCGCAGCAGCACTTGATGCAGAGCGCCGGTCGAATTGCTGGAAGCGGCTTCAATCAGCTCAATCTTTGCACCGGCCGGCAGCAGGCCGTACGCGTCGGAGCCCAGCGACTGAAGGGCTTCAAGCAGCACCTTGGCCAGCTGTTCTTCCTCGTCAGGCGTGAGGCGGGACGTTTCGGGGTCCGGCATGTTGCCGACGCGAATGGGCTCGCCGTAGCGCTCAATCAGGCCCAGCAGCAGGCCGACAACGGCTGGGGACGTGAACGCAATAGGCAGCAGCTGGAACGCCAGCCCAGATTCGTACACGTGGCCAAAGCTATGCTCAGGCACGTGAATAGCGAACTTGAAGGGGTCCAGTTCCAGTGGAGTGCCCCCGGCCTCGGCGGGCAGCAGCAAGGGCACGCGCCCCGTGCTGTCGAATGTCAGGTTACGAGGCGACACAGGCACCGAGCGCTCAAGCTTGCGCAGCTTGCCGGGCCGGTCTTCTTCCCACACCAGCTCCACCGCGGCTAGGCCGAGGTAGATGCCCAGCAGTAGTGGGCTAAATGTCTTACGCACCTCAACAGAGCGCAGGAAGTCGAGACAAGCTTTGTCGACCGCTTCGTTTCCCGTCTCAACTACATAGGGAATTTGCCCCGTTACGGCCAGCTTTCGCGTGTTCCAGGTCGAAGCAAGCTTCGGGATGGAGCGCAGGGCGGTTTCCATCAGCTCCGCGTATGCACCAGGGTCTTGGTGGGTGCGCAGCTTCTCCATCGCGTTTCGCACGTTGGCCTGCGAAACCTTGAGCCCAAAAGCTCCGCGGGGCGTGTTAGACCGGGCGGAGAGCATGCTATTCAAGCGCTGGTACAGATTGTTGCCCGGCTTGACCGCCGAGGTTTCGCTTACAAGCGCCTTTTCGGCCGGCGCTTTGCGAGATTTGAAGAGTTGTTTGAGCATCAGACGTTCGTTAGCTTTTACGAGCGCCTCCTCCCCCGATGTACTTGAAACGCGAGGGCGCGGACTCTGGGACGCTCTCAAACGTGTAGCGACTGAAAAGGTAGAGCCAAGCTTGAATGGCTGAGTCGACGACGTCCCGCGGCTTGCTCTTCGGGAATGCGTCACTCATCGACAGGAAGTACTCGTTGTCTGGGTCGTCTTCAATCAGCCAGACCTTCCCCTGCTCCAGGTAAGTAGAAGCCAGGCGGGCCCGTTCTGTCTTGCCCAGCGTAGGCCTGTAGGCGACGATAGGGAGCCCGGACCTTGCGGCCTTCAACTGCTGAATGAGCCCTTTACCGCTTGGGCCCGCCTCTTCGATAATGAGGATGGTCCCAGCCGGCCACTGCTTCGCATACGCAGGGACACGCTTGTGCAGCTCGGGAACAGTCAAGTACTCTTCCAGCTGTCCGAGCTTGAACACGCCTTCTTTGCCGGCTTCGTTCGACAGCCCCCAGACGGTCGCCCCCGTCGGGTCATTTGCCTCGTTGTCAGAGGCCGCCGTGTCAAAGCTGATGTAGTGCGCAAAGAACTTCGGAAGCATCTTGCGCTTGATGAACTTGTAGTGTGCGCGCTTCAAGATGCCGCCGCCTCGCGGGGCGGGACGTTGCTGCAGCTGCCCGGCTGTGCCGTACTCCTTCAAGCTAGCTTTTAGCTCGTTGATGCGCTTGAGCGGCATGAATTCAGGCCACAGCAGCTGACCCTCCTCAGTGCGAGGGTCCTTGAATATGCTGGTCGAGCAGGCCCGTGCTCTCTCAAATTCGGCGGGAAGCATCAAATGTTCCCAGCCTCCGGTTTCGAGAGCCACAGAGCTAAGGTCAGACGCCGAAAGGCGCTGCATCGTCAGCACCATCGCAGATGTAGGGCCGTTAAGCCGGGTGCTGAACACCACGTTCCACCACTCAGTAGTGGCCTCGATGTACGCGTCTGAGTCCATCTTTATGGAGTTTTGCGGGTCATCGGCAATGAGGATGTCGCCGCCTTCGCCCACGCCACCGGCCGGAGTCATGAGAATGCGGTGACCCATGTGCGTGTTCTCGTAGCGAGTCTTTTCGTTCTGGTCTCGCTGCATTGAAAAGGCGTCACCGAACCTGGCCTGAAACCATGTGCTCTGAATCACACGACGGCTCTTCAGGGCGTCTCGGATAGCGAGGCGTTCCCGGTAAGAAGCGGTCAAGAATTGACGGCTGGGGTTACGCAGCCAGTCCCAGACTGGCCAGAGGACGCTAACCAGCAGCGACTTCATGTGCCGAGGTGGCACATTGATAAGCAAGCGCGAAATCTGGCCTTCGCTTACTGCCTGTAGGTGTTCACAGATGGCGTGAATGTGCCAGCCGTCCACAAACGGCTTCCCTGGCTCAAGCACATGCCATGCGCGCTTGGCAAACTCATAGAGGGAACGACGGCAAATCTCCGCCTCGATATCGAGAGCGGAGAGTAGGTGGAGCAGTGTTTGACGGTCGGTCAATCGGCCCCCGCTTTTTGCTGCAGGGCTTCCAGCTGCTGTAGTTCCTCAAGAGACAGCGCGCCTAGGTCCACTGTCTTCTCTACCTTGACCGCACCGCCATCTGCACCAGTCAGCTCGGTTTTGGCAGCCGCGAATGCACCAGTCAGCTGCGCTTCGTGGCCCATGACCTTCAACAGGGCCTGCAAGTCGGGTGCGACAGCGTCCGCGCCAAGCACTCTAGGCATCCACTTGGCCATGATTTGCTCAAGTTGCTCCAGCTGCTTAGCCCGGTACTCGGTCGAAAGCTCCCGTGTGTCCTCAATCAATGCACCACGTTCCCGCGCCAGCACGGCGTGGACACGGCCGACAGACAGGGAGAATTCATCAGCAAGCTCACGAATCGTCTTGCCCTCAATGCGAGCCTCTACTATCTTTTTGTCACGCGCGGCGCGGCTCAGCGCCTTGACTGCGGGCGCTGGCTTCTTCTTTGGAGTGGGTGCGCGAGTGGCCATCGGTGTTCCTTAGACCCCCACCAAGGCCTTCACCGCGTAAGGCAGTAGCATCCCCAGAAGGCCCGCTGCACCAGCAGCCTTTGCTATCAAGAGCGAGTTGGCTTGCTGGGCGGCGCGGAGAGCCGAGACGTCTGCGGCGAGCTGTGTGAAAGCGCGGTCGCGGTGGGTAGACTCCGTTTCGGCAACAGCCAGGCGCTCCAGAATCTGGGTCTGGGCGGACAGGATGGCTTCGATGCGCTGAGTGACGAGAACCAGCTCGTCACGAGATGCAGAGGGGGAGAAGGGGGCGTTCATTGGCAGGCGTCTAATAGTTTTTCGAGCGCCTCCTCACGAGAACGGTGCTCAGTTATGGAAATCGCGAAAGCCTTTACGACAGCACCTGGGGAGGTGCCTTCGAGGTTGGCCAGCCGCGTTGGCAGAGAGGGGGGACGATTTTCAGGAGCTGCTGCGGAGCAGGGCAGTTGAACTGTCACTACTCGTGTAGCTACTGAAACGGGAGCGCGGGAAGCACAGCCCGTCAGAAGAATTGCGAAAAGCAGCCCTGCTGCTTGGTGCATGCGGAAGTTCATTTCCCGGCTCCTTCCAGCTCGGAGCCGAACCGCACGAGGTAGTCAATTGCGTCGGGGCAGGTGGCCGGCTCGGGCTCACGCTCGATATAGACGAGCTTCTCTTTCACACGAGTGCGTTCCAGCGCCAGCTCCTCGGTCAGGGCATTAGCCTTCTCCTGCCGGGCAAAGCTTTCGTGCTCTATTTCCGATAGCGCGGCCATCGCGGACTCATAGCCAGCGTTGGCAAGGGCAGCCCTTGCGTCAGCAGCTTCTGCACGAGCGTCGGCCCTGCCGATTTGCACGCGCTGGTACTGAAACAAGGCGACCAGCGCCAGCAGCACCAGGGCGGCCGGCATGAGGGTGCGGAGTCTTCCGACGAGGGCAAGCATTCCGCTTACTCCTCGTCGCAGTCCGCGTTGCCGTGCTTACGCTTGCAAGCTGCACGGCGCTTCCTGGCGCGCAGCCATGCAAGGGCGAACGACACGAAGCCCGTCAAAGCGACGAGCTGCCAGCCGCTGAGGGTGCCAGCGATGAGGGGGAGGTAGTCGGAGAACCCCTCAAAGCCGCCCAGCAGAACGGTGACCGCCAAAGCGGCCCAGGTCTCCCAGTTGCTCTTGATATAAGAGCAGAAAGTCTTGATGCGGGCGAACATTGCTACAAATTCCGAGTTAGTAATAACTCGTGTAGCGAACCAAAAAGCCTCCTGGCGGAGGCTCCTATGCACCACTGGGAAGCTGGCTGGTCACTGAAGCATTGCCGGCGCGGGGCAGTGCACTAAATAGAAGTTGTCACCCCCGCGCACCCCGGGCCGTTCTTCCCAAGCGTCAGGCCGGGCCTTGCAGCACCAGACGTGCATCTTCTTGTCCGCAGTAATCTCCACGAAAATCACCGCGTCGTAGCCGCCTGCAACGCTTTTTGCGACAGCAAAGCTATGGCCAGGGCGGTTGTAAGCTGCTTTTATGTCGAACCGAATGTTGGAGAGCAGGACGTCTGGCCGGGCGTCAACGCCGGCAACTACTGGGGCAGCCTGGACGGAAATCAGGCCCTCGATGGCGCCCTCGGCGAGTCGGCCCATCTCATCAAGCGTGAAGGGATTGCCGCCCCAGGTCTGGCGCTCGCGGTACTTGCAGCCCAAGCGCAGGCGGTTTGCATCGGTGCGGGCTCGGCCTTCAGCCCGGAGGCATGCAACACGGTGGCCTGGCAGTGCAATGCGGCCGATGTAGACGGGCACTTCAGACTCAGCCGCTGCTATCAAAGCAGAAGCGAAGATGGCTTTATGGCTGTGATTCTCTGCAGAAAAGCGGAGAGGAGTTGCGGTTGTGATGGCGGTATTCATTCAAGGTCTCCGCGCCGTTTTCCTTCTGCGCCGGCGCTGCGCTGTTTAGTGACCTGTGTGAATGAACGAGAGGGGGTCCGGGGATGTAGAAGCGCCAGCCGAGAGGGCTGGCGAGGGCGGGGTGTTAGTCGGCGGAGTCGAACAAGTCGGTGCTGTCGCCCTGCAGGAAGACTGCGATGCGCTTGGCAGCTTCGACAACGTGGTCGTGCACCTCGTCGCAGCCGGCGTTCTTCATCAGCGGCACGCTGAACGGCACGCTCCAGCGAGCGATGCTGAAGATTTCGATGGCGACGAAGCGAGCTTCAGGGGAGGACTCGTTCAGAGTGCGGAGCACGTTGTACGGGGTGTCCCACGTAGCAGCGCCAGCGTCTGCGTAGTCGTCAGGGTTCTCACGGTCGTACTTGACGAACTTCTTGTGCTTTGCCGCGATGCCGCGAACTTTGGAGGCTTCCAGCTCGAGTGCGCGGAACAAGTGGCTGGCACGTGTGTACGTGAACTGGGCAGCCGGGGCGTAGGTGGTGTCTTGGCCAGTCAGCTCTTCAACGGCGAGGACTTCCGGGGCGGTGACACGCACGGCCGGGGCGTCCTTTTTCACAGGAGCCGAGAAGTCCAGCTCGGGATTCTTGAACGCTGCTTGGCGCTTTGCGATGGTGCGCTTGATTTGCTTAGAAGTAGTAGCCATTTTGTTCTCCGTGGGAAGTGGTTTGGGAAATCAGAAGTCGTGTGCTTCTACTTCGTATAGCAACGTGTTTTTATATGCACCCCCTCTGCCTCGATAACATATAAAACTCGATATTCACCGGTCCGGTATTCACCAGAGTTGAGCTGGCTCGGAAATGAAAAAAGCCCAGAAACTCTGGGCTTTGGTGAATAAGTCGGGATGGTTTAGGACCAGCGGTATTCGCGGTAGCGGGTGTGGAGTTTCTCAACTTCCTGAGTAACCAGTGCCTCGAATTCCTCGGCGCTCACATCCTTGATTGCTTTCAGTCGGGTAATCGACGTGTACGCGAAAGACGTGAAGTACGAACCGCGTTTGCCGAGAATACTGCTCATGCGGTTAATCTCGCTGCGCACCTTGCGGAGCTTGATGTGACGAGAAAAAGAATTGCGAATTTTACGAATGATTGCCATGAAGTTCTCCGTGGGAAAGAGTGGTTGATACTTCGTATAGCAACTGCGCATCAAGAAGCCAGGGTGTCGGCTGCAGACGTATAAAACTGGATATTCATCCGTCAAAGAAAAAGGCCCCGAAGGGCCTATCTTGGTGTATGCGTAGCTGATTTATGGCGTCCAGGTAATGCCGAGGTTGTAGCGCTTGTGGCTCGCAATCTGGCGAGCTTCTGCAACAGCGATAGCGGCATCAGACTCAGCGTCAAGCTGCTTGAGAATGAACTGCGGTATGACATAGCTGCGCACATCTTTAGTCAGTGCTGACTTCGGTCGCTTTCCAATGATTTCCTCAATTGCGTAGCCTACACTGTCCGCTACAGTGCGCATCGCGGACTCCTGCCCTTTGATATAGTCGAGCGTAATCTGCGGCACTCCGATGAAACTTGCAATCATCTTATTAGAGTGCATCAGCAGCAGTGAGATATGCGGCAAGTGCTGCGGTGCAACGGTACACGCGAGAGACGCAAACGTTCTGCGCAAGTCGTGCTTTGAGACATGCATGCCGATGTATTCCTCGAGGGCTCGCCACGCGCTTCTTGGGTCTTGAAGTCGTTCGCTGCCCTTTCGAGTTTTATCTCCCGACTCTCCGTAAAACACCCACGGATTATCTTTGGGCGCGAAGTGGCGGCGGTAGCGGAGAATCTCAAGTGCAAGCTCGGAGAGGGGCAGGCGCTTGTCTATTAACCGAGCGGCTGCGGATAGGTGGGCTTTGCGGTCTTTCGCGCCCGGTGAGAGGGGCTTAATGTAAAGCACGCCTTCCTCTAAGTCGATATTCTCCCAGCGTAAATCCCGCACGAGGGAGTCGCGCAGGCCCGTGAGCAGATATATGCGAAACATATCGCGCCATCCAGGCGCCATTAATTCACCAGAGCCCAGCCAGGCCTTGCCGAGTTTATCGAGGGGAATGAAAGTGCTGCGCTGATTAGCCGGCTCAGTTTTTTTCATCGCAGCAAGTGCGGGGTTCCAGCCCAGCGGCTCGTCCACGATTCCGTTATTCTCGTGTGCGATTGAATATAGGCGGCTAATGCAGCTGAATATGCCTTCAATGGTGGCAACCGAGAGCGGCTGTTTCTTCTTATTAACCGCAAGCTCTCCAGTGCGAAGTCCATCCCGGAAGGATTTCCAAAATGGAACTTTCAGGTCCTCCAGGCCTTTGTGCTCAAGGGGCTGTAAATAGTTTCGATAGTTGTTGCGTAGCTTGACTTTATAAGACTCTGACTCAACCGAAAAAGGAGAGTCCAGGCTGTCGTGAAGAAGTCCTGCCGCTTCTCCTACGGTCATTTTGATGCGCTGGCCGGAGGAGTTTGCTTTCGTCCTTGTGATGTAGCGCAGAGCAATCGTCTTGGCGTCATCGAACGTCAAGACGTTCTCCCCCGTGCCCAGGTCCTTCGCAATCCCCAGCGTCTTCTTCTTGTCTTTGTACTTGCCCGTCGACTGCAGCTCTTTGTAGCGGACAACGTAGTAGCGCTTGTGCTCTCCGCGCGCTGTCGTTGCAGAGACGCGGGCGATGAAACCGGGCTGGCTTGAGTGAGACATCTCAACGAAGGGCTTGCCGTCCGCCGGGGGAGGCGCGTTGAGGACATCGCTGAAAGAAGAAAAAGTTGCCAT